CAATATTCCAGATGCTCTTATTTTGGGGGTGGAAAAGATCAACAAGGAACTGAATGATTTGATTGTCAAGGATCTTACCGCAAAGAATATTCGATGGAAGCCTAAGCGGTTTGAGTTTGATAACATGTTTAGTTATGGTGAAGGAAACGTCATTGACTTCAGTAAGATGAAAGATGTCGTGGGTCTATTTGCTGCAAACGCAAGTGGAAAATCCAGTATTCTTTCTGCTCTATCGTTTTGTATTTTCGATAAATGTGATCGTGCTTTCAAGGCAGTTCACGTCATGAATACCCAAAAGTTGTCGTTTCGTTGTAAGTTCAACTTTGAAATTGATAAGGTCAATTACTTCATTGAACGTATTGGAAACGCTGATAAGAAGGGAAGTGTCAAGGTTGATGTCAAGTTTTGGAAGGAAGAAAATGGTCAGGTCATTGAACTCAATGGAGAAGCCCGTCGTAATACCAACGATCTCATTAGAGATTATGTTGGCACATATGATGACTTTATTCTCACAGTGTTGAGCATTCAAAACAGTAAGACCGGTTCATTCATTGATCTAGGTCAAACTGAACGCAAAGATTTATTGGCACAATTCATGGGTCTTACAATCTTTGATAAGCTGCATGGTCTGGCTAATGATCAGATGCGTGAGTGGGCTGTAGTAATGAAGAACTTTGCAAAGACGGATTATACCGTTGAACTAGAAACGTTGACTACAAACATCGCCAACGCTGAATCGGTTATTCGGGTGAACGAAACTGAATTGAAACAATTGGGCGAACAACGTGATGTTGAAAACGATAAAGTCGTGGAAACGTCTTCACAGTTGATCAAGGTCAATGTTGGTACAACTGATATTGTTTCGTTGGAATCTCAACGACGTACCACCGAACAACGTATTTCCAATAATCAGTCAAAATACGACAACGAAATCGTAAACATTGAGAAGTTGAAGAATGATGTCAAACCTTTGAATGAAAAGGTTGAACAGTTTAAGTCTGACGATATTGAGGGTAAGTATTCTCAGTACAACACGTTGATGTTGGAAGTGTCTTCATATGAAGGTCAATTGGAACGTAAGAAGTTGGTTGTCAACAACAAGTTGGACAAGTTGAAGAAGCTTGAAGCTCACAAGTACGACCCAAATTGTACATACTGTGTCAATAATGTGTTTGTTCAGGATGCAATTAAGACCAAGGAAGATCTTGAAAACGATAAGGTTGAAGCTAGATCTTTGATTACAAAGTTGACAGAAGTCAAAAACAAGGTGTCTACTGTCGAGACCGTGGCGGGACAATATCAGGAATATCGAAAGTTGTCCACTGATCTGACAACGTTGAATAAGAACATTTCATCGTCGGAAAATGGTCAGTTGCAGTTGGAGAACACGATTGTCAAGGATAAGAACTCACTGGAGACCATCAATGGCAAGATTAAGGAATATTATGATGCTAAGGATGCAATTGAATCCAATGTCAAGATTCAACAAACTATTGACGGTCTCAAAGTTAATATCAAGAACATCGATTTCAACATTAAGACCGTCAATGGAAAGATTGTTGATTTGAAGAGTAAGATCAATACATGGACCTATCAGAAGTCTGAAATTGAAAAGAAGATCGTGGAAGCAAAGGAGACCGAGAAGATTTACAATGCCTACACTTATTATGTCGATGCAGTGTCAAGAGATGGATTGCAGTATCAAATCATCTCTAAAGCGTTGCCTGGTATTGAGGCAGAGGTCAATAACATTCTGAATCAGATCGTTGAGTTCACGGTATCGTTTCATACTGATGGTAAGAACATTATGACCTACATTGTGTATGAGGATAAGAAGTGGCCGTTGGAACTTGCTAGTGGTCTGGAGAAGTTTGTAAGTTCGTTGGCAATTAGAGTTGCGTTGATCAATGTATCTAATCTACCCCGTCCCAACTTTATTGCTATTGATGAAGGATTTGGGTGTGCTGACAGTGATCACTTGTCTGCCATGGCCAATTTGTTCTCGTTTTTGAAGAGCAATTTTGACTTTGTATGGATTGTGAGTCACTTGGATGTACTAAAGGATATGGTTGATACCCGTTTGGAGATAGTCAAGGACAATGGGTTTTCACGTATTAATTTCCAGTGATTTCTATATGTATTGTTGAACACAATACATATGGCAATTATATCAAATCCACGAAATGTCGGACAGAAGCTGAATCTATCAAGTCTTAAAGTTGATATTGAAGATTCTTCATTTCTGTCCGAATATTTTGTATTATCGGAATACTCTCCCAAGTTTACTGCCGGTAAAAACACATTCTTATTAAATGGGTCTGACAAACTTGCGTCTGGTACACCTATACAGTTAGAGGTTTTGGATACGGTGGGCAATTCTTTGTATGTTGAAATTGCCAAAACCAATAATGTTGCGTACAAAGAAGGTGGAGCTATTCGAATTTCTGTTTATGTTTACAGTGATACTCCGTATGGTGTTGGTAAAATCATTCTTGTTAGTCGTGAAAAACAAAATAACAAGGTAGTAAGATGGATTGGTAATATACAAATTAACCCGTTAGTTCAAAACACATCAAAGGTTCTTTTTTATAAACCACCCGCATTAACGGTCAATTCAGCATTTGTACCAATCGTTACCGATCAGTCTACAGGATATGTTCAAACGGTGGCTGGGTCTTCTGTACAAACCAATGCGGTTACTCCAAAGAAGGGTGATGACTATGGGTTGTTTGATATCAATTCGGTTCCAATTGATTATAGATTAACTATATTTGACGCCGGATTGATTATGTCATCATCAATGAAGAACTCTTTGGTAGACATATACGTCACCAAGGTAGATGATGTAGTTGGATCTGTAAACATTACATCATCAAATGTGATTACTGAAATCATTGATGATAAAAATGTCAAGTTAAAACATCCAATCTACTATATCAATAATCAGAATAAAAAGATTATTGTCAATGCGGTTGATGCAACATTAAATGCACTGTTCACTAATGTCAAATATGACGCACGGTTTTTAACCAGTTCATCATACAATCAATCTGTAGCATTTGTCGAATACTCTGATATCAAAACATTTTCTGGCAATGTATATCGTCACAAAATGTACAGAAGAAGTTTGAGTACCGCTGGTGATTTTGAAATTATTGCTGATGAACCAATCGTAGATTCTGATTTGTTGATTGATCAAACTACACCCAATAGTTTCTTTAAGAGTTTAGGATCGTTTCCAAATGTTAGTCACTTGAACCACTATTGGTATAAAAGTTCTGGTGCAACATCGTTGGCCAGAGATGCATCATATTTGATGGACGCAATGATGTTCACCAACAATAACGATGTTGAAAATTACGTAATTGTCAAGAACGATACTAATGGTGGAAGTCAAAATCATGTTTATTCTCCATATGATGAGACCGAAAACAATAATGAATCTGGATTGGGATATGATAGTAATTTCATGAGGTTTTATCCTGATGTCACATATAAACTATCTTGTAAGACCAGAATTATAAAATCGAATACATCAAAACCTGCTTATGTATCGTTTTACATTACATCATCATTGTATGATCAAATTAATAGTGATGCAAACTACGATGTAAATAGGGGAATAAAGATTGGTGAGTTTTATTTGGATGAACGATCATCGTCATTATATTATCCGTCTCCTGTTGTGTTTTACAACAAGTTCAAAAATGAGTTTAATGGTACCATGGTTATTTACACAAGAAATTGTGAAGCAACACTATCTGACATCAAACTCACAACATATTCGGAACCATCATTTTCACCTGATATTTTTGTAACTCGTATTCCATTTCAAGTATCAGTTGCTGGAGAACAGTTTGAAATCAAGGCTGAGTTGTTTGACGTTAATTCAAATCTTGTGTATTCGGATCTTCGTACAATTAGTACATTTGACGTTTCTGGATCTACTCTCAATAAAGTTCCGGGTATAACCTCAGCTGATACGACCAACGGATTGACGGTGTTTAATGTAATTGTCAAGACAGAACAAACCAGTCCTGCACAAGGTATAACCATGTTGGACGCATCAAGATTTAGTTTTGAGGCGAGTGGAAGTGGTGGTGACAATGCAACAAATGGAACCTTTTATATTAAACGGGGTACAGTAAGTATTAGTCCCCAAGTTACTAGCGGGGTTGGTGGTAAAGTATTTATTAAACCAAGTACAACTTTAGAAATCAATCCAACATCATTGGGTACATTAGACAACATTGATATTGGACAGTCAACTCATAAAAAAGGAAAGTTTACTGATTTGGAAGCAACTGTATCTGCTACTGTTCCAACTACTACTGCTCCTGCAACAGTAAGTGCTACCGTTACAAGTACCACTTTGGCATCAACGCCTGGTACGGTTGACGTGGTATGTCCATTAAAAACCCCAGATGGTTGGTTATTAATCAATGGCAAGAAAGTTCCTTATTACAACTAATTGACGATATTTATAAGACGATATGGTAAAACTATCTGATTTTTTGGTCGAGGCAGCTTCAAGTTCTAGTCAACAGGACATGGAGAAAAACTCATTGCGTCTTGAAAACACCATCAAATATCTTCAGACCAAGAAAAAGGTATTGTTGATTGCGACATCCAACAGATGGGAAGGTCATAAAGACGATGAAGCTAAATCTACCAAACTTGCAAAGTTGGTTGCTGAACGTTTAGGAACCGATAAGTGTGAATTTATTGATGCCAGCAAATTGAACATTGCTGTTTGTGAAGGCAATGTATCTTCCAAGTTTGGAAATCATTGTGGAGAAAAAGGTGCATTGTTAAAAGACAAAGATAAAAATCCAAGTGGATATCATCGTTGTTGGGCAAGTATCAATAACAAATCGGATGAACTGTGGAAGATCACAAAGCCATTATTTGAAAGTGACACCGTTGTATTTTTTACATCAATCCGTTGGGGTCAAACCAACAGTGTACATCAAAAGTTGATTGAAAGATTAACATGGATTGAAAACCGACACTCTACACTTGGTGAATCTAACATTATCAAAAACGTTGATTCTGGAGTTATTGCTTTGGGTCAAAATTGGAATGGTAAAGACGTAGTTAAAACACAAAAAGAGATGTTAGAGTTTTATGGATTTCAGACACCATCAGAACTATTTTGGAATTGGCAATATACAGATAATCCATTGGATGAAACAAAAAAGTCATATTCCAAAGCCATCACAGTATTTAATGATACGTTCGAAGTATAAATCAAAATAAAAAGTTATGAAAAAAGCAACAGGAAAAAGTAATTTGGCAATCGTCAGGGACTATCTGAACGGAGAACGTCCTTTTATTCAAGTTGGTTACACACCAGATTCAGATTTTGCAAGTCGTAAAGAAGGCGAAGTTTGGATTGATGCAAATGGAAGAAAGTGGATCAAGAAGAATGGATCAAAACGAGCTATCAACCAAGTCAATTGTTCGGTAATCGAAGCAACCAAACAGATCTGTAAAGACTGTAACATGGATATTCGATGGGGTAACCGTTATGACCAAATATTTTTTAACAAAACAGGTCGTTGCCAAGAATGTTTGGCGAAGTTTGAAAGCAAACTACGATTGGACGGCAAATATGATGATTATGAACAAAAGAAGTTGCTTCAGAATCAATTGAGTCAGGCCAAAGAGTTTAGAACCAAAGTTCAAGAGAGTTTTGATTTTGTATCTACACACGAAAAGATTTCGTTTCCAAACGGTGATGGAACATTGGACGAATGGACGATTGAACGTCGTGAAAACATTTTGAAAGATTTAGGTAAGGATCTCAAAAAGATTGACAAACAGATTATCAAGATAGAACAAAAATTGGAGAAGTTAAATCATGTCGAATGAGAAATCATTGAGAGATATCATCAAGGCCGAATACAAAAAGTGCCTTGAAAATCCCATGTACTTCATGAAGAAGTATGTGAAAATTCAACATCCTAAACGTGGTACTATTCCATTTGAGTTGTATCCGTTTCAAGATACAGCTCTTCAGGAGTTGATTGATAACGACTATAACATCATTCTCAAGAGTAGACAGTTGGGTATTACTACATTGAGTAGTGCGTATAGTTTGTGGATGATGATATTTCACAGTGATAAAAACATTCTGTGTATCAGTATTACCCAAGAAACTTCAAAAGAAATTGTTACCCGTGTTCGTTTTGCAAATGACAATCTTCCAAGTTGGTTGAAAGTTCCATGTGTTGAAGATAATCGTTTGTCACTACGATTAAAAAACGGATCACAAATCAAAGCGGTGTCATCATCTGGTACCGCAGGTCGTTCTGCTGCACTATCAATGTTGATTATTGACGAAGCTGCGTTTATTGACAACATTGATGAAATTTGGACTTCTGCACAATCCACATTGTCAACTGGTGGTAAAGCTATTGTGTTGTCTACTCCAAATGGTGTAGGTAATTTCTTTCATAGAACGTGGGTTGAAGCTGACGCAAAAAAGAACAAGTTTCATACCATCAAACTTCCATGGTATTTACATCCAGAACGTGATCAAACATGGAGAGATGAACAAACAAAACTTCTTGGACCCAAAATGGCAGCTCAAGAATGTGACTGTGACTTTGCTACATCTGGTAACACAGTCATTGATGTTCCTATTCTTGATTTTTATAAACAGTCAAAAGTACGTCCTCCGGTTGAAACAAGAGGAATGGACAAATCGTATTGGATTTGGGAGTATCCCGATTACTCACGATCATATTTGTTAGCAGCGGACGTTGCTCGTGGTGATGGTGCTGACTACAGTGCGTTTCATGTTATTGACGTAGAAAGTTTCACTCAAGTTGCTGAATACAAAGGACAGGTCAGTACAAAAGATTATGGTAACATGTTAGTTAATGTTGCCACAGAATACAATAACGCTTTGTTGGTTATTGAAAATATGAATGTTGGTTGGGGTGCAATTCAACAAGCGTTGGACCGTAAGTATGCCAATTTGTTTTATAGTAGTGCCGATTTGAAGTATGTAGATGTGGAACATCAAATGACAAATCGTATTCATTCATCTGAAAAGAAAATGACTCCGGGTTTTACGACTACATCTGTAACTAGACAATTGATTATTTCACGATTGGAAACCTATATGCGTGAAAAGGCTATTAACGTACAATCTACTCGTATTGTTGATGAATTATATACCTTTATTTGGAATAATGGTAAAGCAGAAGCCATGCGAAATTACAATGACGACTTGGTAATGGCATTTGCAATTGGATTGTGGGTTCGTGATACCGCATTGAAACTACGTCAACAATCTATTGATCTGACTCGAAATATGTTGGGAAGTATCAATAGATCAGAAACACAATCTGCTCCAATTTATTCATCTAAACAAGCAGCAGCCCATCAATCGTGGGAAATGCCCACAGGTTTAAAAGATCAAAAAGAGAGTTTAACGTGGTTATTATAATACTCTTTCACTATTTATTTACCAGAAAATAATAAACTTGTATGGCAGATCAACCGACCGATTTAAAGAGTAGATCACTATTTGCTCGTCTTAAGAGACTTTTTTCCACAGATGTTATTGTACGTAACATTGGTGGTAAAAAACTAAAAGTAGTAGATACTGACGAAGTAGCATACGCAACAGATCGTAACACACTTCGTGATCGTTTCAACCGTATTCGTACTTCTGCGTACAATCAATATAGTAGAGATTTTACCCTCAGTTATCAAGCAGCTCGTATTGAACTTTTCAGAGATTATGATACAATGGACATGGATCCTATTCTAAGTTCTGCTCTTGACATTTATGCTGATGAATCATTGACTCGCAATGAGTTGGGTGATGTATTGGTTATTAATACACCGGATGATAACATCAAACAAATTCTACGCAATTTGTATTATGATATCATGAACATTGAATTTAACCTTTGGAGTTATGTTCGTAATATGTGTAAGTACGGAGATTTTTATCTTCGTCTTTATGTTAGTCCCGAATACGGTGTATACATGATTGAACCAATCAGTGCTTATAATGTTACCCGTGTTGAAAACAGCGATTTGTACAACAAGAATTATATCAAGTTTCAAGTGAATCTTCCAGACGGCGGTAAAGTGGAAGATTTGGAAAATTATCAGGTAGCACATTTTCGTTTGTTGAGTGACAGTAATTTCCTTCCTTATGGTAAGAGTATGTTGGAAGGCGCTCGTCGTGTTTGGAAACAGTTAAGTTTGATGGAAGACGCAATGTTGATTCATCGTATCATGCGTGCTCCTGAAAAACGTATTTTTAAGATCGACGTTGGTAACATTCCTCCCAATGAAATTGATTCTTACATGGAGAAGTTGATTGCCAAGACCAAGAAAGTTCCATATGTCGATGAAAAGACAGGAGATTACAACCTACGTTTCAATCTTCAGAACATGGTGGAAGACTTTTATTTGCCAGTTCGTGGTGGTGATAGTGGTACCAGCATTGAATCGTTGAGTGGTATGGAGTTTACTGGTACAGACGATATTGAATATCTTCGTAAGAAGATGATGGCTGCTCTCAAGATTCCTAAGGCGTTCTTGAGTTATGATGAAGATTTAAGTGGTAAAGCTACATTGGCACAAGAAGATGTGCGTTTTTCACGTACCATTGAACGTATTCAACGTATTATTATTAGTGAGTTGACCAAGATTGGTATTGTTCATTTATATGCTCAAGGTTATAGAGATGCTAGTTTGGTGGATTTTAGTTTGGAATTGACCAATCCATCCACTGTCTTTGAAAAGGAAAAGATCTCTATTTGGGGTGACAAGGTTAATGTTGCTAAGGACATGATTGAAAACAAGTTGTTTAGCAAGAAGTGGGTATATCGTGAAGTTTTCAATATGTCGGACGATGATGCTTCTGCTTTGAGAAATGATATTGTTGAGGATTCTAAGCAAACATATCGTTTCAAACAGATCGAAGACGAAGGTAACGATCCTGCAAAATCATTCCAAAAGGTAAATCCTGAAGGTGGAACTGAATCCACTGGTGGTGGAGGCGGTGGTGCTTCAGAAACAGGTGGTACTGAGGCTGGTGGCGAAGCTGGTGCTCCTACATTGAAGGAAAAGGCTAAACCAGACTATGAAAGACCTTCTCAAAAAGGATTGAAGAAGGCATCAGACTATCCGTTTGGAGAAGATCCTACTGGACGATTAGAGAATAATAGATCAATAAAATCAGATATGTCTATTACTCCTAAGTTTGCTGGCGGATCGGTATTTAGCCTTGAAAGTATTTCTAAAGGTTTGGTTCCAAAGTTAGATAACTATTTAAAGTCTCTAAAACAGGAGAAACAGGAACTATTGTCGGAAAATAACAATAAATCCATGATGGATGAAACGAATATATTGGAATAATACAAATATGGGAGTTTTATCAAAAATTAATATATTTATAGATTATAACTACTAATATGCACAAATCGAAGCATTCAAAGTTCAAAAATACAGGAATTTTGTTTGAGTTGCTGACCCGTCAAATTACTGCTGATATCATTGGTGGTAAAGACGAATCTGCTGCAAAACAAATTTTGTTTAAGTATTTTTCTGAGAACACAGAATTGGGAAAAGAATACCAACTTTATAATTTCTTGTTGAACGAAAAAGCTAGAGACACATCACACGCTGATCGAATGATTGGTGTTGTTCTTGAGTCGAGAGCCCAACTAGATAACAAAAAGTTGGCACAACAAAAGTACGATCTTATCAGTGAGATCAAAGAATTGTATCCAATTGATAGCTTTTTGAAGGGAAATATCAAAAATTATCGTATTTTAGCTTCGATATACAAGATTTTTGAAAACAAGACCGCTTCAAAGTTTGATGTCAAGGAGGTTCTTCAGTCCAGAGAGTCTATTATTGAGTGTTTGTGCAGCACCGTAAGTAAGAAGTCTGACACTGAAGAAAATCTCCTTGAATACTACAAACAACAAAGTGAAGACATTCGTTTGTTGGCATATAAGTTGTTATTGGAAGGATTGAATACCAAGTATAAGGACTTTGATGAAAATCAAAAGAAGCTTATACGTGAGTATATTTTGAACATTTCTAACACAAATTCGTTGTCTAAATATGTGTGTGAAGAAATTGAAAAGATCAAGAAACTAATTTCTAGTTCAAAGTCAAAGATTCAAGACAATCAGGTCGTTGCAATTAAGTTGTCTGAAATTGTAAATGTGTTGGAAAAAGTAAAACCAACAACTGTTGTAAAAGACAATCATATTATGGCTCTATTGTTGTCGTATGAATTGGTAAAGGAACTTAACAATTTGAAATAATATGAGTAAAGATAAAAAACCAAAAACCCCAGATCTTATCACCGGCGAAGAAGAAGCCAAGATAAAAGAACTCATCAAGAGTCTCATTAAACAAGAACTTGAGGAAATGACCGGTACCGGTGCAGTTGCTGGCTTTTCAACCCCATTTGCATTTTCTAAAAAAGGCGGCACTAACAATGCAACCAAAGCTACATTGAAACAAAATCCGGGTTCAAAG